TTGATTTATTTCGTGACAATGCCGTTGATGTTGTGTGTTATATATTATTTTGGCAATGATTCGTCTATCATTTCCTTACTTTTATGCCTATTATTCAATACATTTCTATTTGACGTTTATATTTTAGGATATAATTCTAAGGACATGATAAGTTTATATAATGGTGATAAGGAAATAAAAATCGAAGTAAAGGATGAAAGCTACTCTTATGAAGCTATTATGGGAGAAGATACACTCACTTTGTATTTTTCTCATCCGGGGTATATTGAAATTCCGGTTGGCTCCTGGTGTGACTTCTACGGGAAGCGTTATTCTTTGAAGAAGGATAGCAATTTTAAGAAAAACGGTGAACGTAACTTCGAATATACTCTGATTCTTGAAACTGGCAAGGCTGATACGATGTTGTGGAAAGTACGCCATACCGTTGACAGAAGTATTAAATTCTCATATACAGCTAAGGCACACGAACATCTACGTCTACTTGTTGAGAACCTGAACCGTCGGAGTACCGGGTGGAAAGTCGGTAACTGCATTGAGGGAACGGAAAAAGTAATCAACTACAATCACACCTATATACTTGACGCTTTAAACCAGCTAGCGGATACGTATGAAACGGAATGGCAGATTACCGAAGAAACTGTGAATGGAAAACAAATTAAGACTATCCATCTGCGTAAAGTTGAGTATAACAAGGAGAACCCTTTGAAACTGTCGTATGGTAAAGGTCACGGCTTTAAGGTCGGTGTTGGTCGGGAATCCGGGGATATTCCACCCGAAATAATTTTGGTAGAAACTTCTGATCGCAACATTGATTACTCAACATACGGAGCTAAGAATCTGTTACTCCCAAAATCAAAGACCCTTGTTTACGAAGGACGGACGTATAAAACTGATGCGGACGGGACTTGTGTCATGCGTGCTGATAAAGAACTTACAACAGCAAAGGAAGATAGCTTGGATTGCACGGCTATTTATCCTTCCCGTGTCGGTACCGTCAGTTCTGTGATTGAAGTCAACAAGGAGAATAACTTCTTTGACTTTGTAGATAAAGACATCCCCGAAGAGTTGAATTTTGAGGATTGTTTGATTGCAGGAGAAACAATGACGGTTATTTTCCAGACTGGCATGCTTACTGGCAAGGAGTTCGAAGTAAAGTACATTCATGAAGCGAAAGACAAGAAAGAGGCACGTCGCTTTGAAATTGTCCCGCAGGAAATCGACGGCATTACTATGCCTGAACCGGAAGTATGGCGGCCTAAAGCTGGTGATACATACGCAGTGTTCGGAATTCAGTTACCGAATGCTTATATCTGCAACGATACAACGCAGACCGGTGCCAGCTGGGAAGTATTCAAAGAAGCTGCCAAATACCTGTACGAGCATGAAGATAAGAAGTTCACATTTACCGGCACGCTCGATGGAATTTGGGCTAAAAAACGCTGGCTGCAGATAGGCGGTAAAATAGTACTCGGAGGGTATGTTGATTTCTATGACACACAATTTCATCCAGAAGGTTCCCTTATCCGGATGATCGGAATCAAACGTTTTGTGAATAATCCGTATTCACCCGAAATTGAATTGTCTAACGAACCGATAGGCACGTCTGTTTCAAGTGATCTGAACAAGATAGAAACTAACGAGGTGACAGTTATTGAGAAGCATAAGGACGCTTTACAATTCACAAAGAGACGGTTTCGTGACGCACAGGAAACGATGTCTATGCTTGAAGATGCACTGTTGAACTTCTCCGGCTCTGTCAATCCGATAACCGTTTCAACCATGCAACTACTTGTCGGCGACGAAAGCTTGCAATTCCGTTTTGTCAATTCAAAAACGAATCCAGTGCAGGTATCTCACAATATCACCTATAATACTAGCACCAAAGTATTAACTGCTCCGGCAGGAATCCTTCAGCATTTAACACTCGGTATCAGTTCTCTTTCTTCTTCTCATAAGGCAGACGAATATAAGTACTGGGATATGGCTGAATACAATTCTCCGGCACTTATTGACCCGGAAAAGAAGTATTATCTATATGCTAAAGTTGGCAAGGAGAATCAAGCCGGAACATTCCTCTTGAGTGAAACGGCTATTAAAATGGAACAGATAACCGGATATTATCATTTACTCACTGGAGTGCTTAATAGTGAGTATGACGGTAGTAGAAGTTTTGTCGAATTATACGGATTCACAGAGATTCTCCCGGGACGTGTAACAACAGAACGGATTATTTCGCCGGACGGAAAGACGTACTTCGATTTGGTAAAAGGGGAAATAGGCGGAAATATTCAAATTAAAGCCGGTTCCTCCGGATTAGAAAATCTATCTGAATGGGAAGATGCTCATCAGGAAATAAAGGATGCAGCTAAAGCGGCCAAGGATGCTGCTGATTCAGTGGAAGGACTTCATAATTATGTAGATGGAGCCTTCGCTGACGGAATTATAGACGAAGCAGAAGCAAAAGCTATTGAGAAGTATATCAATACTGTCAACAATACCAAACAGGCTATCGAAGCAACTTACAATAAACTCTACACGAATGTTTATTTATCCGGCTCTGCAAAGATTAGTTTGCTCAATGCTAAGGTTACATTGATGGGAAGTATTGAGAACCTTATAAATGCTATCAATACGGTCATCGCTGACGGACAGGCCACTGCAGAGGAAAAAAGAGAGGTCGATAATAAGTTTACTCTGTTTAATTCAGCCTTAGCGACTTTCAACACAGCTGTAGAGGAAGCCAATAAGGCAATACAGGATAAACTAAAGGAATATTCCGACGAGGCACTGAAACAAGCGATACAAGCTTTAGAGGACGCTGCGAACGCAGCCAAGGCTGCACAAGATGCAGCCGATTCAGTCGATGGCTTACATGACTACGTAGATGGAGCTTTTGCTGATGGTATTATTGACGGGGCGGAAGCGAAAGCAATAGAGAAGTATCTGAATACAGTTAAGAATACGAAATCTGCCGTTGAAGCTACATATAATAAACTATACGTGAATGCCTATCTGGAAGGCTCTGCTAAAACAGATCTACTTAATGCTAAGGTTTCTTTGTCAGGTGCAATTGATAATCTTATTGCTGCAATAAATACGGCTATTGCAGATGGACAAACGACTGTTGAGGAAAAAAAGAATGTAGATGATAAGTTCGCTTTATTCAACTCTGCTTTAGCCAGTTTCAATACAGCTGTTGAAGGAGCAAACAAAGCTATTCAAGACAAACTGAAAAGCTATTCAGATGAATGTACTGCTGATTTGAAAGTGCTCAATACTCAAATCTCCGCACAAGTAACTCGAGTTGATAGCTTGACGCAGCGGATAGATACTGCCGGGTGGATTACCACAGCAGACGGTAATAAGATATATGCTTCTAAAGAACTGGAAAACGGCAATACGCTTATATCTTATATTAACCAGGCGGCCGGAGAAACGACTATCCACTCATCTAAAATTAATTTAGAAGGAGCTGTCACCATCACAGCGCTTCATAGTGATCTGCAGACAGTAATCAATTCAAAAGTAGATCGTTCCGGTTTGGGTGGATTAGCATTCAAAGATGCTGTCGAAGCTGCCCAGCTTGGTTCTACCATTGTTGTAGGAGGGTATTTGAATACTGACTTGATAAAGGTTCGTCGTGTCGATGCGAATGTAGGATTTATCGGAGGATTTTCAATCGAAAACGGTAGGTTGATATGGACTATGAGCGACTATTTCGGTGGCACTTCTCGAAGCTTAAAACTGGGTTCAGGCAAGGCAAAAGAAGGTGTTGTAAATGTAACATTCGACGCAGCTACCGATGGACGATTTGGAGTTGCTGCGATTGGCTCAAATTTAGGTGGGGCTTGTATTTATGCGTCGAGAAATCTTAAAGAATCAGACCGGAGTTATCCACAGGCAAATACAACGTATGCCGGCTTCTTTGATGGAGGTGTTTACGTGAAAGGAACATTGTCAAGTGAATTGTGCTTAGCTGATAATTTTGGCTGTATTACATCTAGGGATGGAAATGGTGGGATTAACTATTACCAAGGTATTGATTTCGATTTTGGTAGTAATATGAAATTCAGAAAAGGGTTATTGGTATCAATCGCTTAATATATAAATAATTATGAAAATCAATTTAAACAGGCCTTTACTCGATTTTAAAGGCAATGAAGCTATTAAAGTAATCAACGGTAAAGAGGTAAAGCAGTATCTCCGTGATATGGTTTCAGAGGCATTGTATGCAGCAGGTTCTAACCCTCAACAGGGTTTGGATATGTCGAAAAAGTTGCGTGCGTATAAAATGTTACAACAGATTATTAACAATCGTGGTGTACTTGATATAGAGACAGAAGATGCAACCTTATTGAAGGAAATTTGTGCAGACTTCTTTGTATCTGGTGCATACGGACAAATTTATGATTTAATAGAAGGAGGAAACAAGGAATGAACATCACAGCAACTAACAGTACCGCTACAACTAAGGTTACGGAAGCTATCAGGGTTAAATACAGAATGTCAACCCGTGGCACCGAGGCAGTCAAAGATATTACTGCCGAAATCATTAAGGATGAAACGACTGTCGGATTCTTCAATGCATCGCGAAATGGAGTAACCGGCTTCTCGCTACATGAGGATCATGGGCTAACCTCTGGCGAAGTGAAGAAGGTATTTCAGACAGCCATTGACGATTGTGGTGAGGTCTTGAAATGAAGTATTAATATTTTAGATAAATGATTATGGATTATTTCAAAAACTTACTCATTGGATTGGTTACCGGTATAGCTGCTTATCTCAATCCTATCTCTGGGGAAATCAAAAGCCTTATCGCTGTATTTGCCCTCAATTTCATTTGTGGACTGCTTACTGCACTCCTTATCAATCATGAGAGTTTTTCTTTTAAAAAGGCTTGGAGGTGTATCGTAGAAGCAACTATTTTCTTTGCCTTGGTTAGTTGTATCTACTTTATAGGCGAGCATAAAGGAAATCCGGAAGGTGCTCTGCAATGTGTCTCATTTATTACGTACAGCGTATTCTATTTCTATGGGGTAAATATTCTTCGAAACATAAAAGAGATTTTACCTAACTCTAGTAATGGTTACAAGGTGGTAGCTTTCCTGCATTACGTACTAAGTGTTGAGTTTATAAAGAACATACCATATTTAACGAACTACTTACAAAAAGGAGACGCAAAATGAAAACTATTGATGCTATTATCATTCATTGCTCGGCCACACGTGCCGGACAGGATCTACGAGCCAAAGATATTGACCGGATGCACCGGGCTCGGGGATTCAATCAGATCGGTTATAACTTCGTCATTGACTTGGACGGAATGGTAGAGAATGGGCGACCGTTAAGCATTGACGGGGCGCATTGCAATACCAAAGGATTTAGCGAATCTTCGTATAACAGACATTCTATCGGTATTTGCTACATAGGTGGTTTGGATGCGTCTGGGAAGCCTGCAGATACACGTACTCCTGCTCAAAGGGCAACCTTGCGTGAATTGGTAGCGAAGCTTTGTAAGGAATATCCTATAATTGAAGTGCTCGGACATCGTGATACTTCTCCTGATCTGGACGGGTCCGGTGAAGTTGAACCGTCAGAATACATCAAGGCTTGTCCCTGCTTTGATGTTCGTTCCGAGTTTTCTAATTTTCTTCGTAATACAGTGATCCGGCCATGAAAGTGCTAATTTATATAACCATATTCCTGATGTCGGGAATATGGTTAAGTTCCTGCAAAACTTCTCATAACATCGAGACGCAAAAGCAGATTGACTATTCCGGTGAATTCGGTCGTATTCAAAGTATGATTGAATCATTAAGAGTTGATGTAAGTAAGCAAACGAAGGTTACTACCGACAAGTTGAGTGATCTGAAGATTGAGAATAAAACAGTTTACTTATCGCTTCCGGATTCAACAGGAAAGCAATATCCGATTAAAGAAAGTACTACCACTGCTTCCAAGCAGGATCAGGAACGAACAGAGATTAGTGAAGTATTATCTATCACCTTGCAACAGTTCTCTAATAGATTGGATTCATTGAGTTATAAAGTAGATGCTATGTTGAATCAAAAAGAAACGGTTCTTGAATTGTCTTGGTGGGATTTGCATAAGGATAAAGTGTATATAGGTCTCATTTTCTTAATAATAATTGGCGGAATAGTATTCAAATTAAAAAATAATTAGTATATTTGTGTACAGACGTGGATGTCTGTTGTATCATCTCTCTATAGAAAAGTTGCTAGATTTCAGAGGAGAGAGACAATACGCTATTTACTCCAAAAGGAATGAGCCTCGACTAAGTGTAGTCGGGGCTTTCTTTTTATGCTCTCAAACATATTTAATAACAAGCCAAAGAAAAAAAACTTTGGTATTTTTGTAAAATCATTGAAATTATTATAGCTATGAAATGTGGAAGTTTAAAGAAGAAAATAGGGAATAATATCTGCTTCAATCCTGATGAAGAATTGATTCTCAGTGGCGATATGTCTGAAGATGATAGATATAGCGCAATTATTGACCACTATAAAAGACAAAAATCACGTGAAAGTAATTTGTTAAATGAAGTTTCAACATTGGAAGATGCAATAAAAGTTGCTACGGCTCAAGGTTCTGAAAAGAAAAAGCATTCGCATCAGTATCTGATTCCGCAACAGTGTCTTGAAGAATTCTGTGAAATACTTCTTGCGAGGAAAGATTTAATGATGTCAGTGAAGAGATTCAATGATTTATATGCGATTGTTAAAGAGGCTAGCATAAAGGGAATCGGCGAACTTTGTATATATGATACTACAGAGAGAATTGGAACTTTTTTGGGAGTCCTTCCCGATGAAGTATATCTACATCGAGGTACAAGGGTTGGAGCTGTAAGGTTATTAGGAAAAGTAAAAAAGAATCGACTGGTTAAAACAGATTTTCCATTTCCTTTTCAAAGAGATGATTTGTCTTGTGCTGAAATCGAAGATATTCTTTGTATATATAAGGATAAATTTTAGATGATAATATGAATATGCGTTTAACTAGATGACTATTCCTTTTATTTTCAATATAGCCTTATGAACCAAAATATCGAATACGAGAAATTTACACAAGAAATTTATCAGGAATTAAGCAATGCTCGTGGTATTACAACCAACGTTGAACACAATGTCAAGCTCACTGGTAAATCAGGACAAAAACATCAAATAGATGTATACTGGGAATATAAAATAGCTGGTGTTCAGTACAAAGTAGCCATCGAATGTAAGAATTATGGCCGTAAGCTCTCTGTTGATAAAGTAAATGCATTTCGTGGCGTATTGGCTGACCTTATTGATGTTGAAGGAATTATGATAACCCAAAAAGGCTACCAAGCTGGAGCAAAAAAAATAGCAGATTCATGCGGAATTAATCTAAAAGAATTAAGAACTCCTAGTGAAGAAGATGATTGCATAGTAGCAGAAATAAATCTTAGTTTCGGCATATCTCTTACCCAACGTCTTTTTTCACTTGATAATGATTGGGCAAAAGCAAATAATATAAATTGGCTATCATATAGAAATTTCATTGCCCATTTTTTGCAACGAGGTGATGACTGGGGAGAAGATTATCTTCCTTTAGATACCGCAGGAGATGACATTCTTGATGAAAAAGGTATTGTTATTACGACTTTTGATAAATTAGAAAGTGAACTTCCTCAAAAAACAGCACATGTATTTGATTTTAAGAACGCTTATGTTATTACCTGTAATTGGGGAAAAGTAAAAATAAAAACGATCAAATATATTAATAGCAAGACACATAAACAGACATCAATAACTCTTGATGCGAGGAATATAACAAAAGCAATACTCAAGGATGCATTAAGTGGTGAAATAATGTTTTTTTCAAAGGAAGCTAAAAAATAGAATAGAAATAAAAGGGGGAATACTACTACTTTATTCTTATGCTCTCCGTAAAATACTAGAATCGTTAATCTTCATTTTCACAAATAATCGGTGAAATTGTATTTAAATTCAAAAAATAATAGTATATTTATTAAATTAATATTAATTTAAAGTATTATGGAAAATATGTTCATTCCAATTATTTCAATTATCTTTTCAGGGATTACCTCTGCGTTTGTTGCAAATATTTATGGTCGAAGAAATTTAAAATCATCTCAATATATAAATGTTATTACTTCTGAACGTATAAAATGGATTAGTAATGTTAGGGATGATATTACAATTTTGGTTTCATCGGTAATGATACATATAGATAATGCTTATCGTGAAGATGCTGACTCTGGCATAAATCAACGAGAAGTTTATGATAAAATAGATATGGGGGTTAAATCAGTTCTTAGTAAAAGTGAGATAGTAACGAAAGCTGTTCTTTTGAAATTAAAATTAAATCCGGCAGAAGATAACGATATTATATGTATTTTAGATGATATAATACTTTTGTTCACCCCTATTGCATATAATATTGCTAACAGTTCGGAAATAAATTGTGGGAATTTGATTAATTTGTGCCAAGCTATGCTAAAAAGAGAGTGGGAAAAAGTAAAAGATGAAACTAGAAAGAAATAGAAAAAATATTGACTAACATTAAGATGTTGTTTATTTGACTACCTCTTTAAGCTCTCTGTATAATAGTTGAATCAGTTGGGAGTTTTTTAATAAAGTCATTCTCTATTATATATGCGTCCATTTTATCAGCATTAAACGGTTTCAGCAAGGAGGTAACATCCGCTTTCTGTAAGTCAGAGTCCAGCCATTTTTCTTCGTCCTCTTTAGATAGGATAGCCGGCATCCGATGTTTTGAATTATGGATATAATCAGTCAAAGGGTTGGTATCAGTAGTTATAATAGAGAATGTAGCATATTCTTCTCCTGTCTCTTTGTCTAGCCAACGATCGTAAATACCTGCCATCGAAAAGATTGGTTCATCTTTCAGATAGATGTAATAAGGAATCTTATTGTTTCCTTCATGTCTCCATTCAAAGTATCCGGTTGATGGCACAATGCACCGTTTCTTCATAATTGGTTCCCGGAATGAAGGTTTCTCAAATATGGTATCCGCACGTGCATTTAGAGTCATTCGGCGGATATCATCTGCATTGGCTTCATCTTTCGTCCAAAATGGTATTAATCCCCAATTGAACACCTGAATCTCGTCACTTTTTGTAATTATAGGATATTTCGGAAAATTGAAAGCATTCACATGGTACTGTTCGTTTAGCATATCTTGATATATTTCAACGATATCTGATTTACGACCGTACCGGGCTGCTAATTTGATAGCCTTAGCACTCATACTATTGTGAAAACACATATTATAGGCAATTAATGTTTATAATCTGACTGATGTCAGTGGTATAACGCCCGGAGAGTTGTTCTTGTTTAAGTTTCCAGTCTCTCCCCGTTCCTTGGATTGCTAATTTAACGAGCTGACTGTGTTCACCGTTAATCTTATCTATTGCCTGTTGAAGTCTTTCCCGCTTTTCACGATCCACTGAATCAAAAAGTCCAAGCTGGGCACCTTCGGTTATTTCAGTGATGATAACCCCGCCTTTCTTATACTGATAACCTTGCATGAATATTGTCTTTAATCCAGCTAGCGCATAATGTACTATCTCTTGAGTGTCATTTGTTGGTACCGGAAGCTGTATTACTGTATTCTTCCAGTATTGTGGTAAATCTTCTCGGAAGTTATTCGTATGAATGAATACCATCAGGGACATTGCATAAGATTTTTGTTTCCGGAGTTTTCTTGCACAAGTAGAGGCGTGGGTAGCAATAGCTTCAGCCATTGTGTCTATATCAGTGAGCATCTTACCAAAACTTCGTGAAGTACAAATCTGTTTCTTAGCCGGTGGAGCTGATTCCATATCAATACACGAGATACCGCGAAGTTCTTTCCATGTACGTTCACCTACTACCGTCATATTCTTGCGTACCCATGCACCGGCAAGCTGCGTAAAGTCGTATGCTGTTTTCACTCCTTGCTTTTCGAGCTTTGCTGCTTGTCTACGTCCGATTCCCCACACATCACCGATATTCGTCAGTTGTAGGGCTTTGATTCGTTTATCTTCAGTGTCTGCATAGCCGATTATATGCGGGATATTTCTTTGCGAACTTATTAGCTACCTTTGCAAGCGTCTTGGTAGGGGCAATACCTAAACTAACAGGAATGCCTGTCCCACGTGTTACCTGGTTTACTATTTTTGTTCCAAGTGATTGAATATATTGAATGCCGTCAAGGTTGATAAACGCTTCGTCGATAGAATAAACTTCCAGTTCGGGTACTAATCCTGCTAAAATAGACATCACTCGTCCGGACATATCACCATACAGCGTATAATTGCTACTGAATACGGCAACTCCGTGACTGCTTACTAAATCCTTAATCTGATAAGCAGGTACTCCCATTTTGATACCTAGTAATTTAGATTCATTACTTCGTGCAATAACACACCCATCATTGTTACTAAGTACGACGACAGGCTTCCCATTAAGCAACGGGTTAAATACCCGCTCACAGGAAGCGTAGAAGTTATTGCAGTCCATCAATCCGAACATTATCTTTTCCTCCGATTCTTTTTAATTGTATAAGTTACTATTCCCCACACCATAAACTCATTATCTCTTGTTACCTTAATCAAGGGATAATCAGGATTGGAGGGAACCAACCAAGCTGCATCAGGTTCTAATCTTACTCTTTTGACAGTAAATTCCCCGTCTATAAAGCACACAGCAAGATCATCATCCAGTAATTCAAGTGACTTGTCAATTACAAGTATATCACCTTCTTCTATTCCCTCATCCTTCATTGAATCTCCGACTACGCGTCCGTAAAATGTGCTAGCCGGATGTCGAATAAGTTCTTTATTCAAGTCTATAGCCTGTTCCAAATAGTCTTGTGCTGGTGAAGGAAAACCGGCCTTTATACCTTCATCTGCAAATTTAAGTGGCAGATTGCTGGATATATCTATTTTATGTATTTCTATTTGTTTTTTCATAACTCTGCTTCTTTTCATTAAGAACAAAAGAGGTCAGGGTTTGCTCACTAAAGATACTCGTTTTTAATTATAAATAGTTTTTTCCCAGTCATCCAACACTGTTACATCCCACCGAGGAAGATCCGGATTAATATAGGTTACAGACCTACCATACACAGAGAAACTTTTTCCAATAAACTCGTCGATAGCTTCATCTTCCCCTTTTTGAAGACAGATATTCATAAAAACATGCATTTCTTCCCAGTTTGTAGGCCCAATGAACAAAGATTCAATGAGCCTACCTTTTACAGGAGCTCCGACAACCTGATCTTTAATTCTGTCAACCAAAGAAACTGCTTCTTCAAATGTCATACTTGTAATTTTAGAGCAAAGATATAAAAAAAACAGATGCCCTCTCCCCTATCATATAAAAGCTATTTCAATCTGTGGAATTTCAGTATTACATATTTCAATTCTATTAAGAAAGATATTTTTGTAATTCTTCGATTGCCTGTGATGCACTTCGAACTACCACATACTTATTACGGCATGATTCCGCTTGTTTTTGAAACTCCTTCTGTTCTTCTGACTGTTTCCCTACCCTCGTTTTAAACTCTATACAAAGAGAAGCAAAACCCTTTTTGGGAATAAGTACGATCACATCAGAAACACCTGGCTTTACTCCTTGACGTTTCAGGTTAGCAGCTTCCCGTACATGACGACTTCCACCATTCGGAACGGCAAATATAAGTTTGTCAGGTATATTAGGAAAATATAGAGGAATAAGTTTAAAGAACTCTGTTTGTATGCGAGCTTCCTCGTTATTATGTACTTCTTTTGAACGTGGAGGATTACGCTGATCTGCATAACAATTATAACACATAAAGCCGGTATCGGTTTTAATAACCGACACCGTTTCCTTTCCACATAAAATACACTTTTCTTTAGTCATTAATTCAAAATAAGCTAAATTGTATTGGTCTTCTACCTACTGCTGTTATCGTTCTCTCATGAATCGGACATTGCGAAGCATACGGGCATCTTCCTGACATAGCAGAAAGATGCGCTCCATGCCATTCATCCCAATCTGTTACATTATTAGCGGAGAGGAAAGTTATCAGCTTCATACAGCAGAAACCTCGTTCTTTCTCTTGACCTCCTGTAACTTCAAATAACCCATTGCTCTGTGGACGCTTCATTTAATTCTATATTATTTTTGTTAATAGTTAATCCTCAATGAAATATAATTTATTCATATCAGTTCTTGTTATGGGATAATTAATTCGGGATTATCATAGATATTACCAATCACGATAGTATCATCCATTCTTGTAAGGTCAGATTGCCCGAAATAGAATAAATTTCGACCATTAGATAGTTGAAAGCGGCAATTATCATATAGGATAATTGCAGTATATTCTTCTGGTTCAAAACCAAATGTAACAGTGTGAAGAATATCCCCTTCATAGATCTCCATCCCTTTCTTGTCTAATAAGCCTGTGAATTGTCCCACAGTTGTAGTTTCTACCTTACTTCTATTAAACATTTCAGTAGCTTCGCATCCATATTGGGAAAGTTTCTTGCTGAAAATAGCCATTTCACCACTTTCGTACTGAATCAAGTCACCAAATATCCATTCGTTATTATATAAGTTTTTACCTCTGAATTTTATTGTTCTCATATTCATTACTGAATTGTTATTAGTCAATTATTTCAAATGTAACTTTCACTTTTTTACAGCGAAAGCCTTTCTTGTACATCTGTTTCCATGTCCAATTAGTTCCAGACAGCCAGTACCTGACGCAATCTCTTCGGTAATACTTTTGAGTATTCATCATAAGTGTGCCATCTGGGTAGGTTATCATGTACATTATGTCTTCACGCATATTGACTCCTTTCTTTATTGACTTAAATTATTCATCATCATAATCAGTATCAAAGATACGTGCAACCATATCGACGATATTTTCTTCAATATCCTCGGTAGAACCAGTTACAGCATTAGCTATATTCTTTTTCTCCTGGATGATTCGATAAACCTTCTCATCTATCGTCCGACGGCCAAGAAAATAGTAACAGGTTACAGAATCCTTTTGCCCGATACGGTGTGCCCGGTCCTCACATTGACAGCAGTCTGCATACGTCCAGGGAAACTCAACAAAGGCTACATTGCTTGATGCTGTAAGGGTAAGACCTACACCAGCGGCTTTTATTGAGCAAATGATAATATCTGCTTTCGGGTTGTTCTGAAAAGCGTCTACGGCTCTTTGCTTCTCGTCCTGTGAGTCTCTTCCGGTAACAGATACGGCAGTGGGAAAGTAACGTTTCAGTTGATCTACAACTTCATGAAGCGAACAAAAGAGAATTATCTTCTTTCCATTCTCCCGGAAGTCTTTCACAAATTCAATCACATCACGTACTTTGCCGCGAGCGGAGATCTGCCGTAGAATATTGATACGTACCATCACTTCACCGCGCATTGCCTTAGCTATCTTATCGTCGTCAGCGTCCTTGTATTTCTGTAGATACATAATAAGGTCGCGTTCTGCATCCATATACTCTTTTCGATTTGTGATTTCGCAAGTATTCACCTGCCGTATTTTATCGGGAAGATCTGTGAGGACAAGTGACTTTTCACGACGAAACATACAGTACTTCCATAGGTTAAAATTCAATTCTCTCAAATTTGATGCTTCTCTCTGTCCGGAACAGTATCTATCAACAAATGGTTTATATCCACCGAAATCGTTCATTCGATCTAAAATAGCCAACTGCGGAATCAAATCTTTAGGCCGATTTACCACCGGTGTTCCCGTCAATTCAATAACCCATTCTTTGCCGGTACAAATACCTTTGCAAAACTTAGCCTGCTGGGTTGATGCAGATTTGCAACGATGGCTTTCATCAATGATAACAGACTTGAATAAATTGATTGAGTTTCTAAATTCCACATCTCGCAGCGTCCAGCCTTCAGCTTTCTTTATACGTTGTACAAAGTACTTCTTTAATGATTCATAGTTAACAATAAATACCTGGTGCATTCCTGTCTGAAAGAAAAAAGTCCATGTATCACGTACCTTGTCGGTTAGGATCATCGCCTTTTTATCCGTAAACTTCTCCCATTCACGTAGCCAGTTGATTTTTAATGATGAAGGGCATACAACAAGACAAGGAAAAGCGTCTGCGAGGTTAATTGTTGCTATACTCTGTAATGTCTTCCCCAAGCCTGGTTCATCGCAATTCATAAATCGTTTAAGTTGCAAACCACGTGCAATACCTTTAAGTTGATAAGGATAAGGCTGAATTTTCAAATTGTGCGGAACGGTTAAATCAGGTAATTCCGGAATATCATAAGCGATATCCTCCTCCTTTTTTTCTGTACCATTTACCCAATTGATATTCTCAAATTGCCGTATTTGATAAATCATTCTTTCAAGGTCAACTCTACTCCGAGCTGGAACTATCCAAACTTTTTTTGCACCGTCAAAACGTCTTCCGGGAATTTGTCGGACTCGATCTACAATAGAAGGTTTATACTTGAATGATAATTCAAAGTTATCTCCTTTTAATTCAATATTCATGATTTAGAGTATTTTATAGGGGGATAATTTCCCCCTATGGTGATTGTAAGTTATGCGGTTGCGTCAAGAGGTGCAGGAGCATCTATCTGTTTTTTTCTTCCTTTTTTCTTCGGCTTTTCTTCCACTATGATAGCTTCTTCTGGTTCATCGGTTTCGAAATCAAGACGTTCTTGTCTAATTCCCCATTTTTCTTCAAATAGGTAACTTTCTACTTCAGCATCACATGCAGCTGCATCAATGCTTAATTCTTCGTAGTAGAGATATTGTTCATCAAGAAGAGGGACGAAGATTTTTAGATCAACAACTTTACCGGACTGAAGAAGTTTAGACCCCATGATAGTAATTCCAGAAACACCATCGACGCTGTCATTTGCATAACCTGTAATGATATAATTTTCTAGTGTCTCTGCATAGCCCGGAGAAGAAAAGCTATCCTTGTTGATATTAGAAGCCTCTGGCTGTTCACACAATACGACGAGATGCAATCTAAGTCGAATAAACGCCTCCCTTAAATCGCTGTGAATGATCTGATCGCAGCTCTTGTTAATTACATTCGTGTAGTTTGCTTCAGAGAAGCGTTCATTATACACAACATTCAGCCGGTCTTTCTTAACGACCGCCTTTTTAATCTCATTTTTTGCTTGTTCCATAATCTTCTTTGGTTGATAAAGTGATAATACTAAATGTTGATACAACTCCCATGACGGCAGCCGTAGTTATTTCTCTTGATGTTGCATCTTCTCTTTGAGAAAAAGATAATGCTGTAAACAGGCCGACAACGGCCAGTCCGATTGTAATTTTTCTTAAAATTTTCATGATAATTACTTTTTGTTGTTATGCATTCCGGCCATTTTCATTTCCTCTTTTGCTTTACTTATCACAGTTACACACCATGATAATTGATGTGTTGCTGTCCGGTTACAACGTTCGCACCAATCGACGAGATATCGCTCCTCCCGGCATAAAGAACTAATTAGGGCATTTATCGCTGTTGCTGTCGCTTTCGCATTTTTAGCTGTATCAACGAGTGTTTGCATGACCTCGGACTTCATTGTCTCATTAAGCCAGTATTTCGAGTCTGCAAGCAGTTTGCCGGAGCGAGCAACATATACAGCCAGGTCATTGCCACGCTGTACGGCTTCTTCAGCATTTTCGCTCATTGTGATATTGAGAAAAGAATCAATATTTTGTAATTCAGCCAAAATTTGTTCTTTTGGAGTGATTAGTAAGTTCATATTGTTTTCACTTAAAATATATTTAAACCATTAGTTGCCACCATTTAAAAGCAAGGTCCTCGTATTTCTCTTTCCCCTTGATATACGTAGGGTGGTTACGGTCGGTGATAAAATGCTTGAAGATTTTACAGTTCTTTTTTGAGATTGCGTAGATGAAATCTCTATTGCTCCCTGCAATATCCATATACCAGGCACGGGAACGGTCCCAGTCGAAAAAGTCGATAGCTTCATCAAATTGCGCCTGTGACTCTGCAAAAGTCGTTTTTAAATCACCTCCAAAATTGTAAGCAGACAACCACCAATCCCATTTACATCGTGTATCAAGATGGTAGGCAAAATTTCCATAATAGAACTCCTGCTGCTTATTTACCATGAACTTCTGTGTATCAGATTGCGCCAACACGACAGCCAGGAATTGATCTTTCTCCGCCTCTTTCCGGAGCGCCTTACGCATTTCAAGCCCTAGCTCAAATTCTTCTGTCGTATACAAGTAATCGTCTACCATCAGCTTGTCATACCGGACACGGTCATTCTCTGTGATAAGAGCATCTACGAGAGTACCGAACTTGAAAGCCTTTTCTTTATCCCCGTATTGAACACGGGGATAAAGATAGTTTTTAAGCTCTGTCAGATCTGAATTACTGACTTCCGAACGTGAATAGTATGAATCGGGATTTGACATAACTATTTAGCTTTCACATCTGCTTCGTAGCTGATGAATTGTGATTCAATATGTGTCTGATCTTTACTGTTTGCTTTCTTCTCGCAGTATGTAGTCATCTTTTTAAAGATCTTCTCTAACTCATCAAAAGGAAGAGTCTGCCCCTCGCCTATCCACCACATCTGAAATATTTCCAGGTATCCTTGCTGATGAAGAACAACAATCTTTTCTTTTACCTTAGCGTTTGTCGGTGGAGGTGCAACAGATGCAGCAGCACCAGCAAAAAGATTACCGATTGAGCTTTGTTGCGTTTTCATTGCAACCTCCTGCCTATCTGCTTCTTCCTTTCTCTTTAACTCTTGTAATTGTTTGGCTGCCTCTTCTGCTTCTCGTTGTTTGCGCAATTCTTCTGCTTTTGCGGCTTCTTCTGCATTTGCCAAGCGAAGCTGTTCCAGTTCAGCCAACTCTTTACGCTTAGACGGAATACGGTCGATAAGATCTTGTTTAACACTTGAAATTTTAGCCTTATACTGTTGAGCATATTGCTCATATTTACCCAGCAATGTATTTTTGCGAATCTCTGCTTTTATCTCCTTATTGATATAATAGGTAGCATATTCAGCAGTGAATTTATCAAAATGAGCTTTCGGGTAATCAGTTTGGAAAACAGTTATACCGATTACTTCTCTATCAAAGTTTACATAAGTCAATCCCGAAAAAATATTCTGCAGCTCGGTTACCTTAGAAGATAGATATGAACTGAAATAAGAAAGAAGTCCATTTTCTATTGCTTGTTGATAGCTTACCTTTTCATTATTGATTAATACTCTTTGCTCGGCTTCTTTCTTTCTCTTCTGCTCTTCTTCATATTTGAACTTAGCATACTCATTGCGCTTTGCTACAAGCTTTCCGGGGATTGTAGAAGAATCCTTAGGATCAATTTCTTTTTCTTGTGAAGTAAAGAAAGAACGAACTTTGTCGAATATCTGCGTGATGGGCTTGCGACGTTCGTCCATATTCTTGAGAGTAGTATTTACTTTTTTCAAGAAGTCAGCTGCAGCCTGATCTATCGTTTCATTCATACCTTCTCCCTCGATTGTATCAAGGAGAGCCTGCCCTGCTTCATTACATTTTTTTACGGAGAGAGTATTCCTTCCCATAATTTCGGGAAATGATGAAAAAATGTTTTTTACTTCGTCTATTTTGATTAATTCTGTTGGCATAATTATTTTCTTAAATTGGTTAATAAATACTTAGAAGCCTCCGTTTTCATCATCCTCGGATACTGCTACTTGCACAGGTTCCGGGGCTTCTAGTTGCTTTTCTTCTCCGAAAGGAATCTTGGTATCATCTACGGAGGGTGCGGATTGAATAGGCTCATTTACCTTTTCTTCATCTACTAGCCCATAATCAATAACAGGTTCTTCCTGTTGTGTCTCCATAGATGTATAATTGCCCGTTCGCACTTTTGGATATGCATCAAAAGCATGTTTAATCATTTTGTTTTCAAGGAATCCGGTATCAATAAATCCACCGTTAGAGGTATACAGGGAGTTTGCAGTTCCCTTGTTTTGCTTTGCAGAAAAGGTTGATAGACGCTTCCAATCAGATTCCATCATCCAAGAATAATCAACTGACCCATCATTGCGTACAATGCGGATAAATACGGCAACCGGCTTATCTGATTTTCTCGGGAAAGCTCCTTCGTACTCTATAGATTTAGCACCATTTACTCCGATAATAGGGCGGAATTTGTCACCTTCAAATACTACTACAGGATTATCTACATAGCGGACCTGTCCGGCGCGTTGTCGCATATATACTTCACCGTAGGCAGAAACAGTAAGTCCTGCTCGCTTTTCCCACATATCACCGCTAGGAGTCTTTACCTTAACGTTACGGGGAATTAAATAACACTGTGGCCTGCCTGATTGGTCAAGTGAAAGACCATTCACCGCCATATCAAGAAAACAACCAAAGAGGGACAGTTTTGTACATTCCTGTAAAGCTGGCGTTTCAGTCAATAATTTATTGAAATGAAACTTCTCGCGGTTATAAATCTGTTCACCCATTTCTGTGCCCCAAATAGCGTTATACATGCCGACAAACTTCTGTTCAACTTTCTCATTTTCGACAATTTTCGTTGCTGGAAGTGCGTTAAGCTCCTCCACTTTGATTTGAATACTATTACTCATAATTATTTAATTATTAATAATTTAATCTCCTTGATATACTCCACGCCTATACTCTTCCATTAGGAGTATATCTTCAGCCGTAGGTTCTTTTCTGATATCTGTTTTTGATGAACTACATTTGATGGGAGAAGGACTGTAATTTTTAATAGCGCTTTCTCTTTCATCCAACTGCTTTCCTATCTTATCCTGTAATTCCTTTAATAAGGAAGATCCTTGTTTAACTTGTGTCATACAGCTGTCTGCATTAATTGTTTGATGATATTGTCCGGAACTTTATTATGCAAATCCATCATTGCGCTAGCTGTTTCCAGTTCTGACCGCTTCACATAATATTTTCCTCTTTCCTTATTATTTGCCGGATAAAACTTAATCCAGGCTTTTTCGCGCCATTCTGTAATCAGGCGTTTTCCGTATATATCTTCCGCTTGTGATATAGTTACTACTTCGGGAAGTAGCCCTAACATCGTCAACGTTTGAACAGTTCCGATCTTAATACATCGTGCGACCATAATTTCGAAGCAATTTTCCATAATCTCTAATTAGGCTGTTTCTTTGTTTTACTTTTGAATGGTGTTGAGCTTTTAATTACTGAAACACATCTGCATCTCTATGCTATGCTGCCTGATTAATATTGATTAGAGTTCATATACTTCTTCAATCCTATTTCTTCGTATTCTTGCCCGCCGACTCCGGTTAAGGTCGTTGTTGCAGTCAAATGCAATTTGAAAGGCAATAATTCCAAGAAATGAAAGAGCGATTAATGATTTCTGCAATTGCTTGAAGTCTATATTTAGAGCAAAAACTCTATTTATCCACCAAGCACCAAGTTCGTTCAATTTGCTGGTCCCCGTCTTTTTGTAGGCCTTATCTAACAGGACATTTACCGTTCCGTAGGCAGTACCTAATCTGTCTGCAATCTCCTTCTTTGCCAAGCCACAAGCAGCCAGTCCCGCTATTTGATTTTCCCGCTTGGTTAGAGCAGAATCAGCTTGCAGTTCCATGATGCAAAGTTTCTAGTTCGGCTGCCGCTCTGGAGATTCCTTTGGTGACTTCCAAAGCTTCATTAGCCATTCTTACAGCGACATTCAATACTTTTGCTTTGTAGGTTGAGCGAGCGGAAGCAGGTTTGTTGTTGAGGATATTGTGCACTGTACCCTGTGAGCATCCTACTTCCTTCGCAATCTGCTTTTCGTATCCGTAAGGCAGATTAGCTTTGATAGTTTCTAATTGATTTTCCATATACATTATTATATTATAGTAATTAGTTTCCTGGAAAGCGACCAAGCCTGCCAAGGACAACGTATCGCTGTTGCGCGGATGATTAAAGATTCATTCTATCTCGTAACCTCTTTCAGATTCTCCATTACCGGAAGGCGCATTCTCAAAGGGTTTGCATCGAAAACTAAACCTGCATGCTTTATTATTTTAGTCTTTGACTTCTTCGCAAGTTTCTCCGAGCCAAGCAACACATTCTGTTGTACCCCTAGTAAAGTCTACTGCCTTATTTTTAGGATTGAATTTACCTTCAACTATATCTCCTTCTTTTACTCCTGCTTCCTTTTTTAGCTCCCATAGAAGCCATTCGTTACCAGTTGAACCGGTTACATTCTTGATTCTCACCTTCATGACTTAATCCTCCATTTCTTCATTATCTTTATCTTCTACTTGCAAGGCTTCAAGCATTTCATCATCAAGTTTAGAAAGATCGAGTCTTACTTCTTCACCGGAGTGGTAACTTGAAACTACTAGAATACAGGAATATCCGTTCTCATTGTATTCGAAATCGAAACGTTTACTTCCGCCTAGGATGCGCATTACTTCATTTAGATTCTTCATTGCGATCTTGTTTTTTAGGGTTAGAAATCAGCTTTAAGTTTTAGCATCCGGAGAACTTCCTTGAGTTCACTATCGGTATAATTCCTGGCAATCTCAATACTTACACAATTATAGTCAGCAGCAATTTGGATAGCTCGCTCTTTACTGACTTTGTAGATTTTCTGTTTCATATCTTATCTGATTTAGAGTAAATAATCTATTTTGTTAACTTTATTGCCCTTTTATTTTGGCGTTATCATTGTTTTGCGTTAACTTTATACTGCAAATGTAATCAAAAGCATTACACTGTAATCAAAAACAAGACAAAATGTGTAATCTATTAAGATAATTTAATAATATCCGTATGCATATAGGTAACAAAATCAAAGAAGAAGTCGCTAAAAGAAATATAAGTGTAACAGACTTTGCAAAGTTGATAAACAAAAGCAGACCTTATACTTATTCAATATTTGAAAAAGAAAATATTGATACAGAACTACTTATACATATTTCATCTGTTTTAAATTTATCACCAACATCATTCTTCGAAGATATAACACCTAGTGTAATGCAAAATGGTACAAAGAATATTTTGGTTGGTAGAGATAATAACGGTAATATATCAACTAATGAATGCCAAGATAGACTTGAGGATGCTATGATAGAAATTAGGCATTTGAAAGCTGTTATTGAAGGCAAGGATAGATTGCTCGAAGAAAAGGAACGATTGATTAATGTATTAATGAATAAGTAATATGTGGTTCTTTATAATAATAGGGATAGTTGTATTGGGATTGTTAATGCTATTAAAAGGCAATGATCTGGAAGAATCGAATAATAATTCCTCTACCCAAAATCTCACCGCAGCAGATATTCGAACTTATTTTCCATATATGGATAATCAAACTGCTATAAAATATAAAGATGCTATATTAAATGGACAGTATAATTTTGAAGTAGGAAAAGGCTTAATTGAGCTATGGAAGAAAAATCAAATATTAAAAAAATCAGGTCCGATACGAACTGATAGCACATCCATACCCACATCTGAATATACAAAGGTTACGTGGTGGAAATTACAGCAATATTTCCCAATAATGGATAGCAAAATGTCAGCCGATTATCTTGCAGAGCATTTGTTAGATGAAAGCAAATGGTTTACAGTGAAAGCAACAGTACTAAAAGAATGGGAAAAGAAACTTGCTGCACATAAAGATGATGAGAATAATTTGCATCAAACTGCTACCAATAATAATGAAGGAATAGCATTTGAAAAACAAGGTGATATAGCTTCTGCGATTGAGGTTTACGAGAATAATTTGAGAATAGGATACCTAGTAAGCCATTCATATAATCGTCTGATGATTATCTATCATAGAGAAAAAAGGTACGAGGATGAAGCACGAGTAATAAAGAAGGCCATTGAAGTGTTCTCTTCAGATTCGAGGTATAGTAAAGATGTAACCAAGTGGCAAGAACGATTGAATAAACTAACTAATAAATAAACCTATGGAAGCATTTGGATTTATAAGTGTTGTATATCTATTGGCTGGGATTATCCAACTGATTATTCTTATTGTTTTGATAGTGAAGTTCCTCCAACTTGCGACTGATGTAAAGCAACTAAAAAAATTATATGCTGAAAGAAGCCGTGAATTGTCTTCAAGCATTGATAAACTTTCTTCTGCAATAAAGGAGCAAAGTAACTCAAAGGATAACGATAAGCCCCATGTTGCCAAGGATGAAAATATTGTAGCAGAACTGAAAAAAGAACCCAATAAGCCATATAACGAGGCTCCTGCAAAAGAGGTGCCGACAGTGGATGAAAACAGCGATGACTTCAAACAACATTTACGCAAATGGAAGATTCTTAAAAACAAAGGATATACAGATCAAGCTATCAGAGAATACATGGAGTACACTAAGCGGGATATGAGTTACGCTGTAGACTTCATCAACTCTATATAAGATGAATTTAGAAGTCTAGTAAATTAATTGTGTATAAAATACAGAATATTATGGATGAATTTGATATAAATGAATTTAAGAAAAAAGTTATAGAGATGCAACAACAATTAGAAAAAGACGTTGATCTCAAGCTATTAGATGGTACATACCGAACAATCAAAGTATCATTGGCAAAAGGTATTAAAATAATAAATAGTAAAAATGGAGATACACTTTATTCAAGACTGTATTTAAAAAAGAATGATAAACAATCAGGACACAAATATTTAGATGTTGTTTCTCCAACTATGGACGAGTTATTAAAAGAGTTTGGCCCTGCGTTAACTACAATTACAATGCAGCAACAAAAATAGTAAACAACAAAGTTCATATAGATAAAATCAAAACTTAAAACGATACCCCAATGAGTATAAATACCCTAATTATATCTAAAGAAGAAGCTAGAAAAATTATAGAACAAGAAGAAAATCATTTTTATGATTTTAAAGCTAAAGAAGTTTCTGGTAGTAAAGTTCAAAAAATTGCAGTAGCTTTTGCAAATGCTGACGGAGGTGAATTCGTCATAGGTATCAAAGATTATAAAGATGAGTCAGATACAGATAAACGTTGGGATGGAATGTCAACAATAGAAGAATATAATTCTATCTTAGGAACTTTCCTATTAATAGTTCCTTCACTAGAGGTAGCTCAAAGCTTTCTAACATGTCCTGAATATCCAGGATATCTTTTAAGAGTTAAAGTTGAAAAAAGTAATCAAGTTCATAAAACATCAAACCATGAATGTTATTTAAGAAAAGGTGCTCAATCATTAAAACTAACACAAGAAGAACAGATTGCCAATCTTCGATTTGCTAAAGGTACTGTAACTTATGAAAATGATTTAGTTCCACAGGCTGATCCAGAAATAGTCTATGATAATAATAATATAACAGATTTCCTACAAGAACTTTCTCCTCGAACAGATCCTTTAGAATATTGTTTTAGTGAAAATTTGATTCATAATAAGACATGCCAACCAACAGTTGCAGGCATATTACTATTCGCAGATAACCCATCCGCAAATTTGCCAAAAAAATGTGCTGTTAAGATTATTCGATATGAAACAAAGGAAGAAGAACCTGAAAGAGAGAATTTAAAAGAAACATTTTCCATTGAAGGACCTTCATATAAACTAATAACAGATACCGTAAATAAAGTTTCTGAAATTATGTCTCAAATTCAGGTTTGGGGTACTGATGGTAAATTAAAAACGATGGAATACCCCAAAGAAACAATTTGGGAGATTATAACTAATGCAATTATTCATCGGGATTATTCAATATCAGATGATGTTCAGATTCACATTTATGATAATAGAATTGAAGTAATTAGTCCAGGGAAATTGCCAGGAAATGTGACTATTGATAATATACTTGATACACGATATGCGAGGAATTCAAAAATAGTAAGAACATTAAGCAAATACAAGGACGCCCCTAACAAAGATATTGGCGAAGGATTAAACACAGCATTTCAAAAAATGAAAGAATGGAAGTTGCAGTCACCTAGAATAGAGGAAAGAGATAACTATGTATATGTAACTATTCCCCATATTCCATTAGCTAGAGCTTCTGAATTAATTCTAAAATTCTTAGACAATAATGATGTTATAACAAACAAACAAGCTCGTGATATAACTGGTATAAAATCTGAAAACTCTATGAAGTCAGAATTTTATAAGTTAAGAGATGAAGGGTATTTAGAACGAGTTCCAGGAAGAGAAGGACCCTCATCAGCTTGGAGATTGACGGAAGAAGGGAAAATGAATAGAAGTCTTGTATAGTTCATCAAAGAATAAGAAAATTATCAAGAAAAAATATATACAATTATTACTACTATATAAATATGAAATTATGAGACTAATCGATATAAAGCAGAATATAAATATTGCAAAGAAGTCCTTTAATCCAACTTTTCCGGCTTCCAATGGTAATTATTACGTGAGTAATATATTAGAGACAAAGAAGGGTATAGATGCTTTAATTAAAGCACATATATTACCTACTCATGGTACGGATGAAGAAGAATTTCTTAATGTGATCCAATCTGCTTTTACTGATACAGTTTTTGTTAGTTCCAGCCAGCAATCATCTTTTGTAAACTTTTCGAACCGACTAAAATTTTTAATAGCAACTTTTAGTATATGGATCGATGGCTATATTACTACAGATGAAAAAGATACCACTATTAACATAAAGTTGCCTCAGATAAATGGACTATCCGATCGATCTATCAGAAAAGATTAGCTTATTAGAAAAATCATTAAATGGAATTTCTACTATTAATGGCGGAAGTGAGGTGAAAGTAGAACAGCTAGACCATGGGTCTTTATGGATAATCATTGCAGTTTGTAGCACTCAAATAGTAAAAGCATTGATTATAGCAATAAACAGCGCTCTTGATATTGCTAAGAAAAAGATTGAATTAGATCAAGCTAAAGAAATTCTTAAAAGAACCCAAATGGAAAATGGTGCTATTGAAAATTTAATAAATATACAAGAAAAAGTAATTGAACAGCTTATTCAAGAACAGGTTGAAAGTACCAAGTATAAAAAGCCAGAAGATGCTAACGGCTTGACTGAAGCAGAGCAAAAAAACAGATATACAAAATCATTGACCGAACTGACTAAATTAATAGTAGCAGGAACTGAATTTCATCCTGCATTATGTGCCTCTTCTGAAATTCAAGATAGTTTTCCTAGTTTTAAACAGTTAGAGCGTCAAGGTCCATTACCAGAATTACCTCGTCAAGAAAAAGATGATAAAGATAATACTAAAAGGGAGTAACCAAGCCAATAGAAATAAAAGATCTGTAACAACATATAGTAAATTAACAAATATGATAAGTATACTATTTATTAGTACAGAAAAAATAAGGTTGATCTGCCTTAATCGATAAACTATAATTTTGAAAGAAATTAATATGCGTTCAAAGTAAGTATTTACATTCATGAGTTTTATCTTAATATATAAAATATGGAAGAAAAAGACAAAACAATCGCTTCCCTCTGGGATCAGCTCCGTAAAGCACTGGGAGAAAACAGTGCTCAAAAGCAAGAAATTGCTTTATTAAATTATGAGTTAGAAAAGGCTAAAATAAAGCCCTCAAAATAGCGTTCTTTGAACTATCTTTGAATAGGTTAGCTCACATCATTATAATTAATTGATTTGTAGCTGAATATCCTTCTAAAACAATCTGCTTTGGGAGCAGGGGGTCGTGGGTTCGAATCCCGCTACCCCGACGAAGAAAATCAAGTCAAGATTCACAAAATAAAGCCAGTACAATTAGTATTGGCTTTTTTATTATATATAGGATAAGTGTAATTATCCCCGTTTGGGGGCAAATAAAAAGGGCAATTCTTTGAACTATCTTTGAACAGGTTTCTAGCATTATCCTCATTTTCTTATTTAATTTAGAGTAAAAATCTATTTTGTTAACTTTACTACCCTTTTATTTTGGCGTTATCAATGTTTTGCGTTAACTTTATAGCGGAAATACAAACATTGTTTATAGAGAAAACGATAACAAACAAAATACTTAAACACATGAAGAAAACTCTGCTGATGCTCGTTGTTATTTTCATTTCACTATATTCGCATTCACAAAGTCCCTTTCTGAATTTTAGAATTCCAGAAGAATCAAATAAGCGTATCATTGGATATTCTTCAAGTAATAAAATAAATGTTTTTTTGAATATAAAATATCAATCTTGTAATACTCTAATACAGTATTACAAACAGGATTCTAATAAATTGATTGTGTAACAAAAATAACGATATGATGAAAAAGTTTTTTTATTTGAGTGCGATACTAGCCATAGTTTTGGTTTCATGTAATTCAGAAAAGGAGTATATAGCAAAACTCTCTAATACCGCTTCTATGATTGAGAAAGAAGCTGATTTAAGTGAAGCAATAGCTCTTCATTATTGTGATACTTGGAGAAAAGTAATTTACGATCATGAATACAATGGAGAATATTGCACTGATTTCAATGAAGCCTTAGCGAAGCATCAAGAGTTTATTATCACAACAGATACCTATAAGAGACTAAAACAAAAGAAAGATTCAATCGAGGCTATAATGCCACAACTAAATGATTATCCTTCAAGTTGTAAAGATGCTTATAATGAGTTAGTATCAATATATGCAGATGCAGATGAATTATTCAGATTCGCAGATGAGCCTAGGGGTTCTTTATCTACATACTCAACAAAAACGACAGACCTTTATCAAAAGATAGAAAAGTCACTGAAAGAATTTAAAATAAAGCATATACAAAACAAATAA